GGTTCGACAACTGTGTTCCCAGACCAAAAGCCTGGCATCATCCCTGGCAACTTCTTGCCAACCAGCATCCGCGCTGCTTTGACTAGCATCGCTGTGTCTACCAACATGGTCAACGCTTTGCGTGAAGTCAGCTGGACAAACTCTGCTGCTGAAGTGTCTCAAGGCGCTGCCAAGAATGAGTCTGACGTGACTTTTGAGCAATACAACGTGCCAATCACGACTGTTGCCCATTGGATCAAGATCTCTAACCAGTTGTTGGCTGATGCTCCTGCTGTTGTGGCCTACATTGAGTCTCGCTTGCGTGACGGCTTGGCCCAGCGCATCGACGCTCAGTTGCTCAACGGCAACGGCACTAGCCCCAACTTGTCTGGCTTGACAGACAGCGGCAACTTCACTGCTTACACAGCTACTAGCGACGACTTGTTGGTTGACGCCATCAACCGCGCCAAGTACGCATTGTGGGCAACTGGCAACGCGCCTGACACCGTGATCGTGAACCCAGCCGACTGGGGCGCAATGGAGCGCACTCGCGAGACTTACACCGGTGGCTCTGGTGAGTACCTGTACGGTATGCCTGGCTTCGCAGCTGGCATGAACCCGTTCGGCGTGAACGTCGTGTTGTCTAACAACATGGCTTCTGGCAAGTTCCTGATCGGCGCATTGCGCACTTCTGCTGTGTTGTATAACCGCAGCGGCGCAGTGATCGAGATGGGCTACGTGAACGCAGACTTCACCAACAACCTGATCACCATCCGCGCTGAAGAGCGCCTTGGCTTGGGCGTTGAGCGTCCTGCCGGCTTGCTGTATGGCAACTTCACAGCTTAATCTGTGAAAACCTGAGAAAGCCCTCTTCTGAGGGCTTTTTTATTGCTAAAATAATTTCACATTTGTGATGGAGTACTTATGAAAATCGTTATCACCTCGAAAAAGCCAATCATGGCTGTTGGCTACGGCCGTCTCCCAGCTGGCGTGCCAGTCGAAGTCAATGACTCATTGGCCAAGTTTTTCATTGAACGCGGAGAAGCCGTGCGCATGGAAACCAAGGAGGCAATGGATCGCCCTTTAGTGGAAGATGGCGAGGAGGAACAGTCGTTGTCCTTGCCAGTGGGCCAAGCCTCACAAGAGGAGACATCGAGCGAGTCAGAGACTGGCGAGCCAGAGAAGAAAGCCAGCAAGACTGGACGCAAGGCCAAAAAGCAGTAATCGTTGCCAACACCACATTCAGGGCCGCGCCTTGGGCAGATGCTCTGTTTGCTCTTGATGAGCCATGGTGGTCGTTGCATCTTGATGAAGTGAATCGTGACTTCGTTGGCCAGAGGTTCTGCACGAACAATCTGCCAGCGAAGTACATGACGACGTACCTGAATCCTGCTAAATTCAACGCTTACGGCAATTCTGGTGCTGGCGGAGTGTCTTTGGCGCTGTTCGGAGATGCAGAGCGCGTGATCATGCTTGGTTTTGATTGTCAGCACACCGATGGCAAGGCTCACTGGCACGGAAACCACCCCAGAGGGCTCGCAAATGCGAAACAGATAGACAGGTGGCCTGCGCTGTTTAAACGGCTCAGAGATGACCATCCTGACGCTGAAATCATCAATGCCAGCCGAGTGACGGCGCTTGATATGTTTCCGAGACGAAATCTTGAGGATCTGCTGTGAGAATTTGCGTTTTAAGAAGTGGCAAGGAGTACGGGCCGAAGCACGTACAGTGGCTTGCGCGGCAGGTTCCGGATTTGGTTTGCTTGTCTGATGTTGAGGTCGAGGGTGTTCCAACGATAAGGCTCAAACACGATTGGCCAGGCTGGTGGGCTAAGATGGAGCTGTTCCGCCCTGACATTGAGGAAGATCTGCTGTTTTTCGACCTTGACACGGTTGTTTTGGGTGGGATCGAGCAGCTTGAGTCGCTTGAGCGCACGACGCTGCTCAGTGATTTCTACAAGCCGCACTTGCCTGCATCCGGCCTGATGTTGATCAAGAATCGCGACAAAGACAGGGTTTGGTCTGATTGGATGGAAAACCCAGAGGCGCACATGAAGCGCTGCGTCACACGTGAGCACTGGGGTGATCAAGGCTATCTGCGTGACGTTTTGCCTTGCAAACGCTGGCAGCTTGAGCTTCCGAACAAGATCTTCAGCTACAAAGCTCACTCCTTGAAAACCGTTCCAGCAGGTGCGAGCGTGATCTGCTTCCATGGCAACCCGCGACCATGGGATGTCAAAAAGAGTTGGATTCCTGAGCTTTGAAAGGTAAACTCTGGGCATGAGCAATACGAACTTTCCTTTCTGGCAGGGCTTAAAGAAGCTCCTCGTTGACCGAGGGGATGGAACGCACGCCGAGCGCGTTGAGGCTTATCCGCCAGTAAAGTTGATGACGGACGAAGATGGGCCGTATGCTCGCGTCCGTGTTGATGTTGGCCAGACTGGATTTTTTGCTGGTCGTGAGTTTCGTACTTTTTACGAATTTAGCATCCCATCCGGCCAGACTCGCGTGATAAAGGTTGTCGCTCCGATTGACACCATTGTTCAAACTTTTGGAGCCGAGTTAGATCTGGCTGAGCTTCGGATTGAGCTTCGTGCGGGTGGAACTGAGGGAGGGACTTTTTCGACTGCCTTACCATCGCTTCCTACCAACGCTATGAGCACAGCATCCGGCTACGCAGGACAAGTGACAATGAGTACAGGCGGAACACACACCGGCGGAACCGTTTACGATTTGCTAACGCTATACAGCGGAGCAAATGCAAATAAGGCGGTTGCATCCTCTGCTACGGAAGCCTTGCCACAAGGATTTCCAGCTGGGACTTACTACATTTCATTGCAGAACACTGATGGCGCAACAGCCACAGGAATATTCCGCGCACGCTGGGAAGAAAGACCATGAGCATCACCACACTAGCACAAGCAAAACTGCACCTTCGCGTTGATCACAGCGACGAAGACACACTGATTCAAATCTATCTTGACGGCTGCGAGAAGGCTGTCTCGATGTATTTGAACCGCACGCTGTACGCATCATCTGCGGGTAGCGACTTGGACGGGCTGGTGATGAACGATGCTGTTAAGAGCGCTGTTCTCTTGCAGGTCGGAAACCTGTACGCAAACCGCGAGGCGTCCGTGCAGCCGATGCGATCAGCGATTGTCGAATTGCCGTTTGGCGTCAAGTGGTTGCTTGACCCATTCCGCATCAACATGGGGATGTAAATGCAAGCAGGTAGCCTAAAAAATCGCGTGACGATTCAACAGCAGTCGGCTACTCAGGATGAGATTGGCCAGCCAGTCAGCACTTGGACGACGTTTGCAACCGTGTGGGCAGAGATTCGCCACAAAAGCGGCATGGAGTCGATCAAATCTGGCGAGGTGACATCAACAGTCAAGGCTGGCATTCGCGTTCGCTACAAGGCCGGTGTGACGGCTGCTATGCGTGTTGTGCACGGCTCCGTGACATATCAGATCCAATCAGTGCTGCGCGATGTCGCGAACAAGGACTACATGGATCTGGTTTGCGAGGTGCATGGTGGCTAAAGGTAGAAACACCGTCACATACAAGATGGATGTCTCATCCGTCTATGCGATGCTTGACAGGCTTGAAGAGGATGCCGAAAGCGTCATTCGTCCTGCGGCTCAAGCTGGCGCTGAGGTTGTTTACCAAGAAGCAAGGCGACTTGTGGGCCGCAGTACTAAGCCGCACTACTTCTACGGCACGTCATACAAAAAAGGCTCCGAGTCAAAAGATGGCAGGTACAAGTACAACCCTGGCCATTTGAGAGACTCGATCTACCAGGTCTACTCAAGGGACAATTCGTCAAAAACTGTTGCGACTTACCATGTGAGCTGGAACATGAAAAAGGCTCCTTACGGTTTGTTTGTCGAGCGAGGTATGAGTCCGTTTGCGAAACAGAGCAAGCCATTCATTCGACCTGCAATTGTTAATTCACGCGACAAGGTAATTGTCGCAATGGAACTTGTCGTTGCTGAAAAATTGGGAAATCTATGAGCCTCGAATCAAACCTTTACGCGGTACTTAGCACTGTGTGCGATAACGTCTACCCAGACTTTGCACCAGAAGATACGCCTAGACCATTCATCACTTGGGAGCAGGTTGGCGGATCTGCGATTAAACCGCTTGGCAAGTCTGTTCCAAACGTCAGAGAGGCCATGGTTCAAATCAGCGTTTGGTCTGAGACTCGACTTGGTACGTCCCAGTTGATGCTTCTTGTTGATTCTGCAATGAGAACTGCGACTCAGTTTGCAGCAAGACCTGACGCAGAGATGATGTCCACGGCAGATCAGGAAACTGGGTTGCGTGGCGCGATTCAGGATTTTGTTATTCGCGATCTGCGATAAAAGACTTGCACATTTAAATTCGGATGATCTAGAATCGTGTTAGAAAAGATTCTCTTTTCGTGGTGCGTGTAAAAGCGCGTTTCGTCCGGCCGGACAAATTCAAAAAGGAATACTTATGGCCTACTTTTTCCCAGAGGGGAGCAAGTTCTATTTTTCTCAGGACTTCGCATCTGCAAAAACAATCACAGCGTTGTCTAACGCTTCCACTGCTGTGGCCACTGCGACTTCGCACGGCTACTCAGACGGCGACGAAGTCATCTTGACTTCTGGCTGGGAAGACGCTACGGACACCGTTTATAAGGTCGATTCGTTGACTGCTGACACATTCGGCGTCACTGGCTTGAACTCTGTTGACACAGACTTCTACTCAGCTGGCGGCGGCGTTGGTAACGCACAGAAAGTGTCTAGCTGGACTGAAATCCCTCAAGTGTTGACCATCGCCACTTCTGGCGGCGACGCTCGCTTCACGACCATCAGCCCAATCGCTCGTCGTAACTCGATCAACATCCCAACCGGCTTCAACGCCACCAGCATCACGCTGACTTTGGGTCACGATCCAGCCAACGCAAACTACCAAACCATGCTCGACATCAGCCGCACTTTGTCCAAAGTTGCGTTTAAGATGGTCTTGTCTGGCGGCGCTGTGACCTACGGTTACGGCTACATGAGCGTGTCTGAGGCTCCATCGTTGAACGTCAACCAAGCCAACAGCGTCACTGCTGCTTTGACTTTGTTGGGTCGTTCGATCTCTTACGCCAGCTAAATACTGACGTAGGTTTCCAGAAGCCCTGCATGAGAAATCATGCGGGGTTTTTGTTTTGTGAATGTCACAACTGAAAAGTTTTTGGAATACAATGGGTGAACCAAATGATATGCTTGACAGCTCTTCTACTGGCATTTTTAACACCCAAAGGAAACATCCAAATGGCAAAAATCGTACTTGGCACTCGCCCAAAGAATTTCAAAGCAATCGTCAACATTCCCATGCTTGAAGGTGGCGAAGGCTCTATTGAGATGAGCTACGTGTACCGCACGCGCACCGAGTTTGGAAAGATGATTGACAGCTTGATGGATGACGCAGGCGTTGCTCCAACAGGCGTTGGCGAGGAAGAGCAGAAGTTTTCCTTGGAAGACGCACTTGAGAAGACAAAAGAAACCAATGCTGACTACATCATGAAGGTTGCTGACGGTTGGAACTTGGACATCGAGTTCAGCCGTCGCGCTGTGGCTCAGCTGTGTGACGAGCTGCCAGCAGCGGCGCTTGCCATTATGAATACATACCGCTCAGCCATCACCGAAGGTCGTCTGGGAAACTAAGACGGGTCGCTTCGGCGTTATACACGCCAGAACCGAAAGACAAACCCAGAAACGGGTTTGATCTTTCTGGTCTTATGGCGTCTCAAATAGTTGAAGTTTGGCCCGAAAACTGGCAAACTGTAGACCTGTTTATCGCGATCGCTACCCAGTGGCGAATCGGGATGGGTGGGCCGACAGGTTTGGACTACAACGTCCTATTCCGCATGATTGATAATCTAGGTCTGCCATCGAATGACTGGAAAGTCGCATTCGATGACATTCGTGTAATGGAATCGGCGGCATTGGAATCAATGCGCCAAGCAAACAGTTAGGTGCATAATGAATAATGGAAGTGGACAAATCCAAGCATCCATCAGCTTGAGCACAGAAGAGCTGAAACGGGGTGTAGCTGAGTCTAAAGAATTGCTTGCTGCCTTGCCTCGCGCAATGCAGGAGCAGGCTCAGAAGGTAGAAAACTTCCATGAACAGATGGTTGTTGGCGCGAAGAACGCTGGCAAGTCACTGCGCGATTTCACGTTGGACTTCATGTCGAATCAGCGAGAGATGACGAATGAAACTCGTCGTCTTTCGGCTGAGGTTGACAAATCAACAAGTTCAATCGCAGCATCCATTAAAAGAGCCTCAAACGAGCAAGGCCGAGCATTGGCCGAGCTTCAGGCTGGAAGCAAAAACACGGCAGATTATTTTCGCAAGCTAGGCGAGATCCGTGGCGTAGACATGAGCAAACTCGATCCGTTCATCAACGGATTGGAGAAGATGCAAAACGCGATCGACATCGCTCAAGCGAAGCAACGCGAATTTGCAGACAACAAGGCTTTTGAGAAAAAGGCAGAGGAAGCCCGAATTCTCAACAAAGCATCAGAGTATGTTTACTTCTGGGAAAGCGCACTAACCAAGGCGGAAGCCGCTGAGAAAGAGTTTGCGGCTGTAGCGTCGTTTGAAAAGAAGCACCAGGACGCCAAGAAGTTTGTCAGGGATGCTGAGTACGTTCGATTCTGGGCATCTGAGCTTGAGAAGGTTGACTCAGCAGAATCCAAGCTGGCCAGCAACAACAGCTTCATTGATAAGCTGCGCAAAGAGTCCGAGGCTATTGGCAAGACACGCGCCGACCTGCTTGAGATGCAGGCTGCGCAAATGGGCCTGACGAAAGAGACTGCACCGTACATTGCCAAGTTGCGCGAGCAAGAAACTGGAATCCGTAACTCTGGCAAGGCTCTGAATGAGTTCGGCATGACGGCTAAGGCGTCTGCCGCTGCATTGCGACAGGTTCCAGCTCAATTCACCGACATCGTTGTGTCTCTGCAAGGTGGCCAAGCCCCATTAACTGTGCTGTTGCAACAGGGTGGACAGCTGAAGGATGTGTTTGGTAGTGCTGGTGCTGCTGCACAGGCGTTGGGTGGCTACATCGCTGGATTGGTGAATCCGTTCACGTTGGCCGCAGCTGCCATTGGGACGCTTGCTTATGGGTACTTAAAAGGACGCGAGGAGGCTGAGGCATTCCAAAAGACGCTGATCCTTACTGGAAATGCTGCTGGAGTCACTGCTGGCCAGTTGTCTACGATTGCTGCAAGCCTTGATGCTGGATCAACAACTCAGGCGAAAGCGTCTGAAGTTCTAAATATGTTTGCTCAAACTGGAAAAGTTGGAGCTGAAAACTTTGCGCGATTTACCAAAGCTGCAATTGACTTCGAGAAGGCTGGTGGCGGAGCTGTTGAAGACACCGTGAAGGCTTTTGAGTCTCTTGGTAGAGCTCCATTGCAGGCTTCACTGAAGCTCACTGAGTCATCAAACTATCTGACTAGATCCGTTTACGCGCAAATCAAGGCGCTCGAAGAGCAGGGTAAAACCTCTGAAGCAACAAGGGTTGCGCAAGAGGCTTATGCCGCGTCTCTGGAGGGCATGACTCCCAAGTTATTGGAAAATCTTGGTCTGGTCGAGAGAGCATGGCTTGCCATCAAGGGTGCAGTAAAGCAAACTGGAGACGCAATTCTTGATGTAGGTCGAGAAGGCCAAGAGGTGACTCTCAACGAGATGAAGAGGAGACTTGCGCAAGCTCAAGAGTCCGCTTCAGTTATGGGTATGCAGGGTTATTCTGATGAGCAGAAGCAACGATTTAATGATGGCATCACCAACTTAAAAATTGAAATTTCCTTATTGCAGCAGACCATTGATCTTGAGAAGCAAAAAGGGAAAGCTCAAAAAGAAACTAACGAAACAAATAAAGCAGCAATTGCTCTTGGCGAGCAAGCAAAATCATTCTACTCAGACGAGAAAAAGCGCGAGATTGAAAGAGACCAAGCTGCCGCAAATCGCGATAAGGCTCTTGCCAGCCTAACTGAGGGTTCAAAAGCCTACAACGAGGTGTTGCGCGATTACCAGTTAGTAATCGCCGGAATCAATCGCGGCGCTGGCAAGGAATACGCTGACTCAATCAACAATCAGATTTCTTCAGTTGAAGCTCGTATCAAGTCTGAGAAAGAAATGTTGTCTCGTTTGCAAGAGCGAGGAAAGTTTGCCGAGAAAGTTACCGATGGCGAGCGCGAGGCCGCTCGCGTTTCTGAGCAAATTTCAAATGCTAGAAACGCAGGAGAAGTTGCCCTACTCAGAAAGCTGCAAGGTGAATACATTGCTCTTGGTGAAGTGCAAAAGAAAATACAAGCAGAAACAGTCACAGCGGGTGCTCAAGAGGCTCTTTCGAGCGCAAAAGAAACAGCCAAGGTTTATGAGAACGAACTGCAACTTTCTGGCCTGACAGCAATTGAGCGTCAAAAGATTCTTGCAATTCGTGCTGTTGATCTGAAGTATGCAAAGCAGATTCGCGAGATTGAGCAGAAGTCGTTGAATGATGATGAGCGCAGGGCAAACCTGAAGATCATTGACGAAGTCAAGACAATTGAGAAGTCTGCCGCTGTAAACAAAGTGATTCAAGATGACTTTGCAAAGACATCAGAGCAAATCAATCAGTCACTGACTGACGCTTTGATGCGCGGATTCGAGAACGGAAAGAACTTCGGCACGAACTTTAAAGACACGCTTGAGAATATGTTTAAGACAATGATTCTCCGTCCAACGATTTCGGCAATCATTGCTCCAGTTGGCGGTGGAATCATGTCTTTGTTCTCTGCTGGTGCACAAGCTGCTGGCGGGTCTGCTGCAACCGCATCTAGCTCGTCTTTGAGCTTTGCCAATGGTGTGTCTACGTATCAGATGCTTAGCGGCATTAAGACCGTACTGACTGATGGTGTTGCGTCAGCTGTGGCTCAAGGGTTTGGTGCTGTTGCAAGCACGAGCGCGGGGCAGTCTATGGGTCTTGCCACTCAAGCAGCAGGCCCAGCAACCGCATCTGGACAGGGATCTTACGCACTGACGCAAAGTGGACTTGCAACACAGCAGGCATTGACCATTGCTGGAAATGCAATTGCAGCCTACGCAGTCCAAAAGACTATCAGCGGAGACTACAAAATTGGTGACGGAAAGCTAGTTGATATTGCGACTGTTGTTGGATCGTATTTTGTTGGCCCATTGTCTGGCGTGATTGCTGGTATCGCAAATAGAGCCTTTGGAATGGGCTCGGTAAACACTACCGGTCAAGGCATCTCTGGCACGTTTTCATCGCAAGCTGGCGCTGATGTTCAAAACTTTCAGGAATGGTTTCAAAAGGGTGGTTGGTTCAGATCCAACAAATCTGGAACAAACTACAGCGCAGTAAATTCTGAGCTGGATATGTTCTTGGACACCTCAATCAAGAACGTTGCTGAATCTACCCGTGAATACGCTAGGTCAATTGGCATTGGCACATCCATGATTGACGGCTTTTCGAAGTCAATCAAGATCAGCTTGAGGGGTCTTGATGCGGCAGCTCAGGGCAAGGCGATTGAAGATGCAATTGGCTCATTTGCAGAAGACTTGGCCAAAAGCGTTGTCAATAGCGCTCAGACTGTTTTCATTGATGGCTGGTCTGTGCCAATCGCAAAAGAAGGTGAAACTGCAACTCAAACGCTAATGCGCTTGAGCGAAAGTCTTGGACTTGTCAACTCATCGTTGAAGTTGATGGGTGACAACCTATTGGCGATCTCTGTCACATCTTCGGTTGCAGCAAGCAGCCTGATTGACTTGTTTGGTGGTGTTGAGAATTTCCGTAACCAGACATCGGCTTACTACGAAGCATTCTTCTCTGACATTGAGAAAAACGCTCAGGTCGCAAAGTCTCTAAAAGAAGGGTTCTCATCTCTGAACTTGGCACTGCCAGAGACGATTGCTCAATACAAGCAGCTCGTGAACTCTCAGGATCTGCTGACTGCCTCTGGCCAGAAGACGTACGCTGCATTGATTTCTCTGTCGCCAGCTTTTGCGTCGATCGTAAAGTCAACTGAAGAGCTCAAGGCTGGCTATCAACAGGCCGTGTTGACTAGCGCTGAAATGCAGGCGCTGAATATTGAATCTATTCGCACTCAGTTCATGGCGGTTGGCGTCAAATCTGGCGACATTCCAAAGTCAATTGCAGACCTGCGATCTCTGGTTGATGCGCAAGACGAATCGACCGAGGCTGGAAAGAGTCTGAAGATGGCGTTGATGGCTCTGGCTCCAGCATTCGTCAGCACTCTCCCAGCGCTTGAGCAGTCTCAGCAAGCCATTCTCGATGCAGAAAAAGCGGCTCAGGACAAGATCAAGTCTGAGCGCCAGAGCCTTGAGAAGCAATTGCTCACTGCCACTGGTAACACGGCTGAGATTCGCCGCCTTGAGCTTGAGTCTTTGGACGCAAGCAACCGCTCACTGCAAGAGCGCATTTGGGCGCTGGAAGACGAGAAGAAGGCCCAGCAGGAGCTGATTCAGGCTAGCCAAGGCGTTACAAGCGAGATTGATCGCCTGAAGAAATCTTTGGGTGGATCTACAGACGCTCAGAGTGCAGCCGCATTGCAGGCCCAGTTTGCCACGACTACCGCGCAGGCCCGTTCAGGCGATCTGACTGCGCTTTCCAAGCTGCCAACAATCAGCTCAGCTCTGGATCAAGCGTTCCAGTTGACCGCCACGACCGCGAGCGAAGTTGCTCGCATGAAGGGATTCTTGGCTGGTAGCTTGGCAGAAACGCTGTCAGTGCTTGGCGCTGGATCTGCTGAGAAGGCGATTTCTACAATTGCATCTGTTGACCTGACTGCAACTCAGCAGACTGACGGGTTGGAGCTGACTCCGACATCGACAACGGCAGGCTTGATGTCTGGCGCGTCGTCTACCGCTGTGCTGATCGAAGAGATTTCTGCTCTTCGAGTTGACAATCAGGCGCAAGCGCGAGCCATTGTCCAATTACAATCTAGGCTCACAAAAGTCGTCGAGCGTTGGGACTTGGACGGCATTCCAGAAACAAGGGCGGTGGTATGACAGCAGCAACGTATGCACTGAAGGTCGTCAAGCCAATGACGATGACCACAGCCATGCTGGTGTCGTCCGACGT